TCGCCAACTGCAATTATCAGTAGTCTGATAGCAAGCAATCCAATTATTACACACTCCATGATTATTCCTCCTTTTCGCCTTTGCTATTCGTTCGCATCTTCTTGGCAATCTCTTTGCCTCGCTTGTAATGATAGCTTATGAAGCCTGCTACTGTGCGTGCTCCTATTATTGCGAGCACAACTAACGTTGCTATTGTGATTCCTTCAATTATTCTCATCTTCTTTTTCTTGTTAAAAAGTTAATCACTTGGTTCAGTGGGTATCTTACCACCTTGCCGATATTCACTCTCGGTAAGTTCTTCATGTGTTGGATTGTGCTTTCACTTATTCCGAGCTTCACGCTTAAATCTTTCACATTCAGAAACTCCTCTTCTCTGTAGTCCTTAGGCTGTAGCCTTACAATCTCCTCGGCTATCATCCGCGCCTCTACTCTGTTCATCAGCTTTCACTTTTTCGGGGAAACAATTCATCTTCATTCACTCCGAATTCTTTTGCCAGTATAGAACGAGTGAGAGCGTCAGGAACACGTCCAGCATGTATCCATCCTTTAACCGTCTTGGGACTTTTCTTTGTCAATTTTGCTACACGCTTAACAAAGTGCTCTTTTGTTTGCTCGTTGTAAATATCCTTTAAAGCCATATTATATAATAATTGATTTTCTTTTTATCTTATTTCAAATAAGGGAGGTATGTTTAAAGTATTCTTTTACACTCCCTTATTCGTATTTCATTTTTACTCCTTACTCGTGTTCATCACTCTCATGAAGTTTGTACAACTATTTTGCCATGTCAAGAAAGCCTCTTTCATCTCTTTCATTTCTTCTTTTAGCTTTGCATTTTCCTCGGCTAATTCCATTCGCGCTTTTGCTATCTCTCCGAGAGTATTAAGGTCGCTTTCACGTTGTTCTTTCGCTTGCTTAATTTCCTCCTTGCGTTGCTTAAGCTGATACTCCAGCAGTTTGATTTTCTCACTCTGATCGTACAGCTCTGTGCGCATTGCCTTGGATGCCTCCAGTACGCCACCGTTCTTCTTCCACTCAGCAATCCAATCTTGCTTATTCATGTCGCTCTTCTCATACTCAGCTTGTAGCTTCATGTACTCTTGGTCGCTTGGTGCAAAACCTGAAATATTCACAAATTCCTCTAACAACATATAAATTTCTCCTTTTTCTTGTTATATGATTAATAATTATGTTTATCTTTGTGCACTAAAAACATTTGCTAATAGCATTTGTTTTGTTATCACGATGCAAATATAGAGTAATTTTCTCTATCTCTCAAAAATATAGAGGTTTTTTCTCTATATTTTTACTCTGTTTAACACTTTGAATGTGTTCTAATATAGTAATTTACAGAAATTAAGAATTAAAACGTATGGCTGATTACTCTAATGTTATCGAGAATATTGCTGCTCATGAGAAGATAACTATATCTCAACTTGCAACATCATTAAACAAGCCAGCCACCAGCCTGTACGATATACAGAAAGGTAAGGTGAAGAGGATTAGCGCAAGATTAGCAGACAAGATATGCGAAGTGTATCCGCATTACAATAAGGTGTGGATACTTACAGGTTCAGGACCAATGCTCAACGATCAGCAAACTCCGCCATTATCACCTCTTAGCGTATCAGATAACAACGACTACCGTCTTGTACCTCAGATAAACATCGATAGTGTCGGTGGATTGCACTCAGACAATGCCATTACCGATGAACCTCAATACGTCGTTAAGATGGTGCCATTTGTCGGCGCTCGTGATGGTGATGTGTGCATAACCGAGAGTGGAGAGAGTATGTCTCCAACCATTCCACCAGGTGCGCTGTTATTACTCAGGAACGTACCTGATTGGCGAGAGTATTTCGGTTACGGCAATATTTTTGTCATTGTCCTTAGAGATGGTAGGCGCATAACAAAGGAGGTGCAGCGCTATAGCGAGAATCCGAAGGAGTACGTACTATGTCATTCGCATAATCCTAACGTACAGGATGAGGAACTCCCTAAGAGCATGATCCTCGCAGTATGGAAAGTTGTGAAAGTATTAATTGATAAAGGTTATTAATATACATTATTATGGAAGGTTTATTCTGGATTCTCGGTTTAGGAGCACTTGCTCTCGCTGTGTGGATTTTCGTTAAGTTTGTCAACATGCTCGATGACGTTGCAGATATTCATAGCTTGCTTGTGGATATAAGGCACGAAATACAGAGCCTCAACAAAGACAAAGACAAAGATAAAGACAAATAGGAGTAAGAATTATTATACAAATCATTATACAAATCACTACTCACAACAATACACCCCGATAAATAAAGGCTTTCCGCTCTACCTTCGAGCCCCATGCGAGCCACGGAAAGGGGTATCATTCGATACCCTTTTTTAGTGAAATTCGTTTAGATATAGGCATTCCAAGAAGATTAGAGCAGTTTAGCAGCTTGCATGAAATTGGGTAGTTATGCACATGATAGCAAAAAATCATTGTACAAACTATTGACCAACGATTGCAAATCATTGTACATCACTTTTAAATTGTTCTAATTATGAGAATTCCAACAATTAAATTCGTTCATGATCGTCGCCACAATGGCACTGTTGAGGTACGTATAGCCATGAACTGCAAATCGTATTACTTCTCTACTGGTATCAAGGCTAAGAGTATGACACGTCTGTCTTACGAAGAACATGAACGCTTACAGATTATCCGTAATAACATCGAAGGGTACATTAACCATTGCCTTAAGACGGATACACCTGTTAGCGTTGCTGCTATTCGTGTCAACGCTCTGCAAGAGGCTGCAAGAGATGAGTTTATAGAATTCTGCAACGATAGAGTTAATGACAGAGAGATGCGAGCCTCAACACGTAAGAAGTACGATGTGTTTCTCAATTCGCTTGCTGATTATGGTAAGCTCTCAACGTTTCAAGACCTCACTCCAGGTAACATCCTTACTTATCTGGAATGGATACGCCATAACAAGCCAGTCAACGACGCAGGCGTATATAACTACTACAAGTGCCTTCGCACACTTGTCAACGAGGCGGTGCTCTTCGAGAAGATAAATACCAACCCATGCAGCAAGTTACGTGGTCAAGTCAAGACTGGTAACAGAATGCTCATTGAGTATCTCACAACCTCCGACCTCGACAAGCTCGTAAATACTCCAATGCCCTCCGAGATGATGGAACACGCAAGAGACCTCCTTGTATTCCTCTGCTTCACTGGTATGCGCTACTCCGATATGATAGCCTTCGATATTAACAACTATCACAAGGAGCATGATATATGGATAGCTAACAGCGAAGCCGTTAAGACTGGCACGGTGTTCGTCTCACAGCTGCTCACTCCAGCCGTGCGCATCCTCGAGAAATACAACTATCAATTGCCAAAGATGAGTAATCAAAAAATGAATTATGCATTAAAATCCGTGCAAGTGGTATGCAATATCAAGCAGCGCCTACACACTCATTTAGGTCGCCACACATTCGCTACATATATGCTCTCTCATGGTGCAGCGCCTCAGAACGTTATGAGGATGTTAGGGCACTCTCGTATCTCTCAGACTATGCGATACGCTGCTATTCTCGCTAAGGATGTACGCTCAGACTATAGCAAGGTGGATGCCGTGTTTAAGACAGCTATGTAAGCACACAAAAAGAGGCTACCTTCACAGGCAGCCTCAACAAATTAACCACTAAAAAAAACTGTTATGAAAAAATCTATATGTTACTTCAACTTATTCTTACCGATCTTGTATGTAAGCAATGCGCCTAACAGCTTGAGAAATAAGAGAGCCAACAGAACATTTCCACACCACATTTCGAATTTATTCCACCAGCTTAGCTCTTTATCTACGTATATCGGTGCACTCGGCTTGTAGTGATAACCTTGAGACATTAACGAGTCTGCAGCAGCCTTCAACATCTTCACGCTATCACGTAGTTCTGCAATCTTCTGTGTATCTCTATATCGTTCTATGTTGTGCCAGCTCTCCACCTTCTTAATGTTCCCCTGCTCATCGACGGTTGTGGACACGGAATCTTTGCGGACAATGCTATCTTTAATTAACACTTTGTTATCTTTTGCGCTTTTACGCTCGATATACACCGTGTCATAGTGTGCCTTTATTACCGTGTCCGTGCGTATTTCTGTTACTGGCACGAATTCCTTACTCTTGCAGCCTTCGCACATCACAGCGCATAATATCAGCAACAACCATGCAACGAGGCTCATAGCCATATATTTTATTTTCACCATCTTACTATAACTTTATTTCCTTTTTTCAATTCTCTCAGCTGGATGCCGTTTAGCCTATTCATCCAGCCGTTATAAAACTCAGGCTTGTTCTGCCTCTTATAATAGTTCGCTCTCGCTATCCATAGCCTCCTGAACAATTCAGCCTCATCAGGATAGTTGTTGATAGCTGCAAGTGTTTTCGGTCCTACCACTCCATCTGGCTGCACCCCTAACACAATCTGTGCGTTGGTGATGCCGTAGCGCCCTGAATTCCACACCCAATCAACAAGCAAGTTCGCAACACTCTGATACTTGATTTCATCCGCTTTCCACCTGTTCCAGAAGTTCACCTTAAAGATGCACTCCCATTGTTTCATTGTCAGCAGCTTCAAATCCTTCTCGTCAATGCGGCCATCTTTATTATTATCCCATCTCCCAAGTGCCTTGTATGTCGCAAGCGTCACGCCCATATTAGTCGCTCCGCCTTTATCTCTCGGGTCGTTAACATATCCACCCTCCCATACAAGCACGAAAGGTTTCAAAATATTCGCATCAGCCATAACCTACTCCTTTCCTACTGTTCCGTTAAGATATTCCTCCACTTGTGCCTCGCTAATCCTCAGCTTATGCGCAATCTCACCTCTCAGTATAGGACGCAGCAATCGCAAGAAAGGCATATTAGGACACACTATCAGCATCGAACCAGCCATGCTCCACAACTCCACAAGCGATATCAGCGAGCACACCACAATCGTTGTTACTGGCAATGCCATGCCCACGATCTTATCCAGCACCACGAAGCCAACAATAACGCTGCCATATACAGATAGCTTGCTCACGCTCTCTTTGGCTAAATAGCTATACGCAAACGTGCCACGCTTCACTGCCGACGCGATCGCCCAAGCTAAATCAAGTGCCACCACGATAACCACCGCCTCGATAGCCGATTGATAACCCGCGAAGAAATTCGCCAAAACAACTCCCAACAGAGACACCCATCCACTAAAAGTTGACAGGATAGCTTGCAATTTGTGTAAAAAATGCCAAATCATATCTTTATTATATTAACATTCAAAACCTTACATTAATACACATATCATTCAGCAAGCAGCCCCCATATAAAAAGCTCTCTCAACGCATTAACGCCAAGAGAGCTCCTTTTATACGAGAGTGTTACACCCTCTCCGAAAACTCATTGTACTGCTTGAACTCCGCAAACTCTGCCAAGTCGTATCTATCTGTATCCTTCAACATCTTCGCTATTGTCTTGCGCAATATCTTCAACTCCTTATCGTGTGGATACTCTTGTTTAATAACCTCGCTTTTCCCTTTGTCTGGGAATCGCATATCGTCAATTACATATACATCATACACCCACCATGTTACAGCATTGCCGTCAACATCTGTTGTTTCCTCTTTACGCTCTTTGGTGTAATAGAGTCCTGAGTTATCGCCTGTTAGCCTGATGAAGCCAAGGCGATGCTTTTCCAAAAATCGTTCTGTTCTCATAGCTAATCAATATTATATTGTTGTTTTATCATTTCCTCCTCTTCCTTATCCGTATATACCGTGCCATCGTAATAGTAGCCACTCCAATCATGTACTATCGTCACATTACGTATCGGTATGTCTGCTCTGGTCTGTGTGCCAAGGAATTGACTTATCTTGCTCAATGCTGTGCAATACACAATCAACCCTATTCCGTCAGCTATCGCTTGCACATGATAGTAGGCTTCGCAATCCTTTTTGTTGCTCGGTCTTTTTTCAAAATCTACAATGGTGTGTGGTATTCCTTCAAGCACATCAATTTTCATTGGTTTACCTGAAAATCTTCGTCTTATCTTGTTCATCTTATTGTCCTCAATTTCAATCCGCTTCCTTAGGTTCTTGGTGTCAGCAACCTTTAAAAAGCCGTTGTATGCACCAATAGACACCTTCTTGTGCCTTGATTTTATATATTTCTTTTTCGTGCGCCTTGTCATCTTCGTGTAGCCACGACCAAACCGATAACCACAGAATGTTATAAGACGCTTCTGTTTGCCTTCCCCGTTATCAACTGGCTGCACATACATGCGCTTGTAGTGCAAGCGCATTGCCTTTGCCCACCCGTACATATCACGTCTCAACTCACACAGAGTTTCTTTGTCGTAAGCGAATGCAATGAAATCGTCAGCAAAGTTCACCAGCTTAATCCTTTTGCCATACTTGGCTTTTGCCTTGCGAATGATAACCGTCATATTAAGGTTCGCCACGAGGTGCGATATAGGGTCACCAATAGCGAGTTCCTTCTGATTCATCAAGTGTTGTCTGATAAGTGCCAGAGTACGTTTATCCTTGATAACTTGCTCTATCAGGCGCATAGATATTACATTGTCGATGTTATCATAGAACTTGCTTATATCACCTTGCAAGTAATATCTATTTCGCTCGTTGTTCATGGCTATCTTCATCTGTGTAACCACCGAATAGCGAGCCTTTTTCGCTATCACTCCTCGCTCTGGTAATCCTCCCATCATGTCATCAGCCATTCTATGTAATAGTATGTTCTCGATGGCATTCTTGATAGAGTTCTGCACACATATATCTTTAAAGCTTAAAGTACTTATATGTCGCACTTTCTTACGGTCGTGCAAATCAAAATGCTTGTAAGCTCCAACTGTATAGTCCTCGTGTGCGAGTTCTTGCTCTACGTTGGTGGCAAAGGCTTCCTTGTTATTCCATACCTTAGCCACTTCTTTCTTCTTTTTGCGAGTAGCGTTTTTGTGCTGATAACTGTCGTATATAGCAGTTATCATTCCTGTTGTAATATTCGTCCATGTACTTATACTCATTTTTTTATCAATTAATTATCATCTGATAATGCCGTGGTGGAGTTTCCGAATGCTCCACAGCCTACCCTCATTCACTATTCATTGTGCGGTCGGCTAATGCTCTCAACATCTTTTCATGTTTTGTTCGACTCTCGTCTCAGTCAGGCTCTGCATCTGCCTGTCAATGTTACCATCACAGGACTTATCTTTGTTTTACATTATTTTTTGCCGAAGCCGATATTCGAATTCGCATTCGCAGGCGAGTTGTTAGCGTTCATCGTAAGCGGTGAGTAAACGCCATTGTTAGCGTTGTTACCTCGCAAAAAGCCACGAACCCTCAATGCAGCAGCCTTATTTCAACCTCACCAATAGCAGATACTCCAATTCTCATGTGCTGGTTGACTATTGGCATGGATTTCTTTTCTCTCAGCAGCACCTCTGAGTATATCTCACCATCTATTCGTTACCTCATAGATGGAGGCGCACTCCGTGCGCAGGTTACGGCTACGCTTAGTCAACGATTTGGTAGCAGATGCCGAAGCCGATATACGAATACGCATTCGCAGGCGAGTAGGAAGCGCCCAACGTAAGCGGCGAGCAAACGCCAACGGAAGCGTTGCCACCCCGCAAAAAGCCACGAACCCCCTTCTTTCCTTCTGGTGCTTTACCTCCGTTGAACCACTTATATTGACATACGTAAGTGTGTAAGCTGCCACCAAAAGTATTGTCTGCTTCTGGCAGCATCAGCGCATCGTTATTGTAGTCAGTAACATAATTAGACTTATACCCCACATCAACAACGTGCTTGTATGTCTGCTCGAAGTTCCACCCTTCTGCAACAAGTTTTTCGCCTACTGGAGTAACCGAGAGCTTCGATTGGTCTCGCTGCATATAACACTTATACAATCCGTTCGCATCCTCGGTAAAGAGCAGACCGCTCGTCCACCATCCGGGGCTTACTTGCGTTGTCACACCATGATACAGAGCTATTGATACAATAATCTGTATTCTGTTGCCTGCAATAGATGTTGTCATATCTGTAGGGTCAACTGCATCACTCGTTGCCTTTGTCTCAAACATCTTGAATAACACGCAAGTCATTTCACCTTGTGTAGGATTCAAGAATCCGTCAACCGAACGCCACTTGTACTTGTTGCCTTCGAATGCAAACCATTCTAATTCACCTACTCTGTGCTGTATTGCGTAGCATATAGCTCGCTGTGCTTCCATTATTCGGAAAGCGTTGCTCCACTCATTGATGAGGTAAGGAGCATATATACTTCCTGTACCTCCTGCAAGGAAGTTGAAGTTCGAGCCAAGACTTCCGTACCTCCAAGTATCATTCTTATCCTTCACACGTATGCCGTTTCTCGCATTGAAACCGCTTGCC